TCTGCGGGCATGAACTGGAAGATGGATCAGAACGTGGTAAGCCAAACCTTTGGCTCATTTGCGGGTACTGCTGTCTGCTCAACAACTGCCGCCTCTGGCTTCCTGACCTCTGGTTGGGCATCCACAAGCAGCATTACTTTGACAGCTACTGGTGCGGTTTCTCTGAATGCGGGCGATACATTCCAGATCGCTGGCGTTTACGCAGTTAACCCCCAAAACCGTCAAGCGTATGGCACTAACAAACTGCGTAATTTCGTAGTTAAGACTGCCGTTGCTGCGACTGATACCACTATGACTGTGGTTGTTAGCCCTGCTGTGATTACCGCTGGTCAATTCCAGAACGTGTCAATCCCAACAACTAGCACAACAGCTGCTATCAGCTTCTTTAACAAGACTGGTACTGTGTCACCACAGAACATCATCATGCACCGCAATGCGTTCACATTGGCAGTAGCCGATCTGGAATTGCCTGAAGGTGTGCATTTTGCTGGTCGTGCAAGCGATAAGGAAATTGGTTTGTCAATGCGTGTTGTGCGTCAGTACACCATCAACAATGACTCCATTCCTACCCGTTTGGACGTCTTGTATGGCTGGGCGCCTCTGTATCCCGAATTGGCTTGCCGAGTGGCAGCCTAATGGTCTAGGGAGGGCTATAAACCCTCCCGTTCTAAACTTTATTTAAGGAAACTATCATGAGCAATCCAGGCCCAGCAAGTACCACAACGATTCACCCATCGAATCTGGCTACAAACCAAGCAATTCGTTTGTTGGCTTATGCCAGCGCTGTTCCAATCAGCCAAACGGGTGATTCATCTGTAACCCTCCCGATCAACAACACCACTAGCTATGCTGTGACCAATGTTGCCATCACCAACGCTAACAAAGACGTTAGTTCTGGTGCTTTGGCTATTTGGACTGCACCAGCTGGTACGGGTACAGAGATCGTTACCAACGCTGCTTTGACAGGCAACACATCTTCTGCTTATGTGACCAACTCAACCGTTGTGTCCGCAACTAAGAATGCTAACTTGTCAGCACAAACCCTTTATGTAAAAGTTGGCACAGCCGTTTCAGGCGGTACTGTTGACATTTTCGTTTACGGTTACGATTTCTCCGAGTTTTAATCGGGGATAAAAGAGAAGGAAGCCACTCTGTCAAAGGGGTGGCTTTTTCTTTATTTGGCGTTACAATTTAATCATTCTCTAAAGGAATCATCATGGCTCTCCAAACGACTATTTTGCGTGGAAATATCTCCAACGCATTCGTTATGGGTGTGACTTTTACAGCCACAACCGTTGCCACTTCAGGCGCTTCTAAGACTGTTACCGTTGCGGGCCTCAAGGTCGGTGACGCAATTCAAGTGACTTTGCCCGCTGCACAAACTACGGGTGTTGGCATTGCCAATGCTTACGTTTCAGCTGCTGACACTTTGATTGTTCAGTTTATCAATGCAACAGGCTCTAGCGCATCAGCTGCTGCGGGTACTTATACCGTGGTTGTGAATCGTCCTGAGTATTTGCCCCTTGATTCAAACGCTGTCTAATCATGTCTAATACAACTGTATTGCGCCCCGTAGGAGTAACAACCGCCATTTCGGTGGGTGCGACTTCTACTGCTGCAACGCTGATTACTGCAAGCACCAATGACCAAGTTAACTATGCCTCTTTCATCAACACGGGTGCTACCTATGTTGCTGTGAGCCTTGGCGATGCTAACGTGGCTGCGGCAGTCTTGCCCGTCAGCGGTTCAACCACAGGGAACTTTGTGTTACCCGCCTCTATGACAGTTCCAATTGTCTTGGCAGTACCCGCAAGCCCTTATTACGTCCGCATGATTGGTTCAGCCGCTGGCCCGTCAATTGTTTATGTGACCCCTGTTGGCGATCAATCATAAAGAGGCGCTATGGCTGACCCTGCCAAGACAGTAGATCAAAACATTCTGCCTGTCCAGGCGCTGTTTAATTTAGACAATACGTTTAATACATTTATTGGTCAGGGTCAGCCTTTTTACGCCACAGTAAACCCGTCCCAATCGGGACTGAGCATTACAAACAGCACAATTAATAGCACCACAATCGGTGCTTTAGTGCCATCTACGGGTGTTTTTACAAGCATTCTGACAACGACAGGGCAAATTACCACTACGCCAACAGGCACAACAGACATTGCAAACAAGCAATATGTGGATGCCGTTGCCCAAGGGTTAAACCCCAAGCAAGCGGTTAAATGCGCCACATTAACGAATATCACGTTGTCGGGCCTACAGACAATTGACGCTTACACCACATTGGCGGGTGATCGGGTTTTAGTCAAGAATCAAAGCACAACGTCACAAAACGGCATTTATGTTGCTTCTGCGTCCACTTGGACAAGAGCCACAGACATGGATGTTTGGGCAGAAGTGCCAGGCGCTTACACCGTCATTTTGAACGGTAGCCAAGCCAATACAGCATGGGTTTCGACTTCCTCCGACACGGGAACAATCAACGTCACCGCTATCACGTTTGTCCAGTTTGCGGGAATTACTACATATTTTGCGGGAACGGGTTTAAGCCTGGCTGCAAACACGTTCTCAATCACCAATACTGGTGTGACAGCTGCTGCCTACGGGTCTGCATCTAAAACCCTGACAGCAACAGTTAACGCACAAGGTCAATTGACTGTTTTGGCAGACACAAACATTGCGATTGCCAACACCCAAGTTTCGGGTTTGGGAACAATGTCCACTCAGAACGCCAACAATGTTTCGATCACGGGTGGATCAATCACAGGAACGCCCATTAGCGGATCGACTGTGGGCGGCAGCACAATTACTGCGTCCACTCAGTTTAGCGGGCCTGGCACAGGACTCACAGGAACGGCAACAAACCTTTCCATTGGTGGAAACGCTGCCACAGCGACAACGGCAACGACTGCCACAACTGCGACAACAGCAACAAATTTAGCGGGTGGTGCAACGGGTTCAGTTCCTTACCAAAGCGCAGCAGCAACAACTGCAATGTTGGGTGCGGGGTTAAATGGTCAAGTTTTAACTTTGGCAAGCGGTGTTCCATCTTGGGCAACCCCCACAACGGGAACGGTCACATCGGTTGGTGGTACAGGCACAGTCTCAGGAATTTCCCTAAGTGGCATAGTCACCACATCTGGCAACCTTACTTTGGGTGGCACATTAGATTTGTCAGCGCCCCCTGCAATTGGTGGAACAACGGCTAACACGGTAAGAGGCACAACAATCACGGCAACAACTAAGTTTGTTGGCCCGTTCTTTGAGGCGGCTACAAGTGCGGGCGGTGCTTTGCGTAATTCAGGTGGGACAAGTCAATTGTCTTGGGGTGCGGGCGGTGGTGACAACCTTACGTTAAGTGTTTCCACTAACATCAATGGTGCAAATGCTCAGATTGACATTAGTCCTACAGGGACGGGTCATGTCCACATGAAGCCAACAGGGACAGGCGCTATTGAGATTGCCCCGACAAACCTTGGCACGATTAATAATATGTCCATTGGTGCTACTACGGCATCAACGGCTAAGTTCACCACAATTGATTTCAGTAGCACTTTGGCTGTATCGGGTTCAACAGGATCGTCAGGTCAAGTGCTTCAGTCTAACGGTGCGTCAGCCCCCACTTGGGTGACTCCTGTAGCTTATGCAACGGTTACTGATGACACAACCACTAATGCAACCCGTTATCCCTTGTTTGCAGCCGCTACAGCGGGTAATTTAACAACTGAGTATGTTAGTTCTACCAAGTACCAATTTAACCCGTCTACGGGGCTTTTAACGGCAACAGGGTTCAGCGGTTCGGGGGCGGCTTTGACAAGCATTCCAAACGCTGCCCTGGTTAACTCAAGTGTGACCATTGGCTCAACTGCCGTGGCTTTGGGTGCGACTGTAACCACATTTGTGGGTCTGACTTCTGTTACATCGACAACCTTTGTGGGCGCTTTGACGGGTAATGCCAGTTCAGCAACGACAGCGACAACCGCAACAAACGCAACGAATGTGGCTGTGACTGATAACACAAGCACAGCGGCAACCTATTACCCAACTTTTGTTAGCAATACAACGGGTAATTTGCCTATCACAGTATCGTCAACAAAGTTAAAATACAACCCAAGCACAGGCGCTTTGACCGCCTCTCAGCTAATCATTGCACCGTAAGGAAACATCATGGGAACTTTAGTCTTTCAAGCAACACTAGGCGGTGCGGTCAATATCATTGGCCCAAATATTGCCAACACTATTAACTTCACCCTCCCAAGCGCTGATGGCACAAGCGGTCAGACTTGGACAACCAATGGTTCTGGTTTGTTGACATTTGGAACTTTGGGGGTTGCTGGTGGCGGTACGGGTCTTACAACTCTTGCCACAGGTTCTTTGGCTTATGGTGCGGGTACAAGTGCATTTAGCGCCCTTGCTATTGGTACGGCAGGGCAGATTCTGACTGTTAATTCAGGCGCTACCGCACCCCAATGGTCTACGTTAACTGGCGTAGCGGTAACAACTTTCTCTGCTGGTACAACAGGATTTACGCCTTCTAGCGCAACCGCTGGCGCAGTTACTTTGGCTGGCACATTGGCTACAACCAATGGCGGCACAGGACTTACCGCATTTACTTCAAACCAAGTTTTTTACGCATCTAGCACAAGCGCATTTGCTCAATCTGCCAATTTGACATTCAACGGCACTACGCTAACCGCCAACACTATTGGGGCATTTACGCTGGGCGGCACAGTCTCAGGTGGCGGCAATCAGATTAACAACGTCATCATTGGCACATCAACTCCCTTGGCTGGTGCTTTTACTTCTTTAACAGCATCTACAACTCTTGGAGTAACTGGTGTATCTACCTTAACTGGTGGTGCAGTTATTGAGGGTATGACTGTTGGTAAAGGTGCGGGTGGTTTTGGCTCTAATACTACAGTTGGTCTTGGTGCTTTTGCATCAAATTCAAGTGGCGCAAGTTGTATTGCCATAGGCCGTTTTGCTTTAAATGTAAATTCAACAGGTTCAAATAATACAGGTATTGGTAAAGATGTACTAATATCAAACACCACAGCTTCTAATTTAACAGCCGTTGGTTATCAAGCTCTTTATTCAAACAGTACATCACCTAATAACACGGCTTTAGGTTATCAAGCTGGATATAGTTTAACTACTAGCGCAACGGGTGCTAATACTTTTATTGGGTATCAAGCTGGTCAGGCTACAACGTCTGCACAGAACGTATTTGTTGGAAGTAATGCTGGTAATGCAAACACTACGGGGACAAACCAAGTTTTTATTGGTCATCAAGCTGGTCTTTCAAACACTACTGGAACAAACAATGTTTTCTTGGGTCAAAGTGCGGGTAAATCAACAACTGGTTCATCAAACATATTTATTGGTTCTGGTGTTTTTACTGTAAGCGATGGTTCTGGCAATGCCGTAACAACAGGCTCTAAAAACGTCATCCTTGGTAACTACACAGGCTCTGCCGCACCTATCTCAGCAACAGGTAGCAACTTTGTTGTGCTGTCTGATGGTGATGGAAACATCGTAGCGTCTGCCAAAACAGCCCAGACCTTTGCACTTCAAGGTGGAACTTTATCGTCTGGTACTGGTATTGCATTCCCCGCAACTCAATCAGCATCATCAGACGCTAACACTTTGGATGACTATGAAGAAGGAACTTGGACACCTGTTCTTTGGAGAAGTGCAGTTTTAGATTGCACATACACAGAACAATCTGGAACTTATACAAAGATTGGAAATATAGTTAGAGTAAGTTGCAAAATACGAATTAACGTAATCAATGCGGCTGGTTCAGGTACTAATTATATTGATGGCTTGCCTTTTGTTCCTAACTATACACCTTACACAGGTGGATTCCAAAATACAAGTGCATTAGGTGTTTCTATTGTTTCCGCTGGAAATTTGATGGTTAGTGTTTTTACTAGAGTTTATTTCATTCAATCAGCAGACATAGCAACAGGAACTTTTACTTCTACTGGCTACGTTGCTGGTGGATATTTATATTTTTCAATGGTTTACTCAGTAGGTTAATTAAAGGAAACAATCATGGCTTTATCTGAAATCACTTACATCTCTCAGTTTGACATTCAATCTAATGGTTGCATTGTTGTTCGCAAAAGCACAGATGTGCTAAAAGATGACGTTGTCATCTCAACAACTTACTGGCGTTGTGTCTTAGTACCTAATGACCCACAAGCATCAACAGTATTAGATGAGGCTTATTACTTGAGCATTGCCACATACGCTTGGACTCAAACATCTCCACAACCTTACAACCCTACTGAGGCTTGAACATGACTACGACTACAACTTGGACAGTTACAGCAATGGACTGCTACCCCCAAGAGGGCGGCAATACTGATGTTGTCTTTACGGTGCATTGGACTTGTGCGGGCGTAAATGGGGTTTATAACGCTTCTATTTACTCAACTTGCTCTGTACCTACACCGTCAGGGACTTTCACGCCCTACAGCCAATTAACGCAATCTCAAGTATTAGGTTGGATTTGGTCATCAGGTGTTGATAAAACAGCCACAGAAGCAGCTGTCAATCAGCAGATTCAAAACGAAATCAATCCTCCCGTAGTGACTCCCCCACTACCCTGGGCAGCATGATTTGCCAATGGTCAATCACAGGGACTCAAGCCCAAGATGGTTTGATTCTTTGTGCTAAATATCATGTGACTGCAAAGGAAGATGACCTTTCTGTTGAGACAGAGGGTTATTGGACATTTGACAGCCCAAAACTATCTGTTCCTTTTGACCAAGTAACAGAGGAAATGATTGTTGGCTGGATTGAAAAAGAGACTATGCGGGATGGCGTTTGCGTAATAAAATCAAGATTACAAGAACAATTAGACTCTCTGAGCAAAGGCCAATTCACGCCCCCGCCCTGGCAGCCTCAGACTTTCACCGTGGAAATGTAAGGAAACACTATGGCTGTGCCTTTTGACATTGTTAGCCGAGCGCTAAAAGACATTGGCGCATTGGAATCTGGTGAAACTCCAACTCCAGACGCAGCGCTTGATGCGTTTGAAATGCTGAACGACATAATTGACCAATGGTCAAACGAAAACATGATGGTTTTCAATGTCACAGAAATCATTTGCCCCGTCATTTCAGGACAAACCCAATACACAATTGGCCCTAACCCATCGACTCAGAACTTTATCGGTGCGTCTTTTACAGGCTCAATTGCGGGAAATATCCTGACTGTGACTGCAATTGCTTCAGGCGCTATTGCTCAAGGTCAAACGCTAAGTGGCACAGGGATCGCATCAGGCACAAAGATTACACAGTTTTTGACAGGCGCTGGTGGCAACATCAACGAAACTGGCACTTACCAACTGAACATTTCTCAGACTGTCGCATCCACTTCAATCACGGCCTACTACCAAAAGCCTTTAAACATTGATTCAGCGTTTGTCAGGGTTAACACCACGTCCAACGGTCAGCCAATTACAGGCGGTGGACTTGATTACCCAATGTCTGTTTTGGAATTGCACAGCTACCAAATGATTGGTTTAAAGACGCTAAGTGGCCCGTGGCCCAAGGCGGTTTACTTTAACCCAGGCGCTGATTCGGGCAATCTATTTATTTGGCCTAGCCCATCCCAGGGCGAAATGCACTTGTTTGCAAATACCTTGTTCAGCCGCTATGACTCAATGTATGAGGACATAGCCCTGCCACAAGGCTATTCTATGGCCCTCAGATGGTGTTTGGCAGAGCGTTTGATGCCCATGTATGGCAAAGCCTCTCCAACGCAAATAACGATGATTCAGACGTTTGCGGGGCAAGCCAAAGCTACCCTCAAACGCACCAATATGTCGCCATTGCAAGTGGCACGTTATCCTGATGCTTTGTTAGTTAACAAATCTAAAGACGCTGGATGGATTCTTACTGGCGGCTTTATTTAAAGGACTACCATGCCAGATTTCGGTTTTGTAGGCGCATCATACGAAGCACCAAGCATTTACCAAGATGCCCAAGAGTGCATCAATTTCTTTCCTGAAGTTGACCCTGCCAAGCAGCAAGGTGAGCGTGGGGTGATTGCGCTTTATCCAACGCCAGGCTTAACCGTTAAGGCTGTTTTCCCTAATCAACAAGAAGTTCGTGGGCTTCATGCTGTCTCAGGCGGTGAGCAGCTGATTGCGGTCTGTGGGCCTTACGTTTATGCGCTGACAGCTAACCTTGTTCCCTCTGTGATTGGGCAGCTTAATTCCAGTACAGGAATAGTCAAAATTACCGACAACGGGGTCAATGTTTACATTGTTGACGGTGCTTATCGTTACACATGGTACATATCAAGCCCCGCAGCAGCTATATTTACAGGCTCAACAAGCGGCACAACATTGACCGTGACAACTGTTTCTAGTGGAACAATTGCCATCAATCAATCTTTGTATGGCATTGGGATATTGCCTGAAACCGTGATTACTGCGCTTGGCACAGGCACAGGCGGGACGGGGACTTATACAATCAACAGAAGTCAAACCGTGGCTTCAGGAACTTTAAATTCTGCAACTGTGGGCGCTGTGGTGACTGCAACGATTGCGGGGACAACCATGACCGTTTCTGCGGTTGCGTCAGGTGAGCTGCACGTTGGACAGACCGTCCAAGGCGCTGGCGTAACCATTGACACAATTATTACGGCTTTGGGTACGGGAACGGGCGGGGTTGGAACTTACACGTTAAGCGTGGCAAGTACGGTAGCCGTTGGCGTGACTATGTTTGGCATTAACTTTTCTGTTTTGCCTTCTAGTGATGGCGCTTTCAGCGGTGCAAACACGGTGGATGTGATTGACAATTACATTGTCTACAACAACCCAACGACTCAGGAATGGGGATCAACTGACCTTTTGTCGCCTATTTCACCTAATACAAGTTACTCATTAAAAGACGGTGCGCCTGATGATTTGGTGGCTTTGATCGTTGATCACCGTGAAGTGTATTTGATGGGTGAAATATCGTCTGAGGTGTGGACAGACGTTGGAACTGTGCCTTTCGCGTTTCAGAGAATACCTGGCACATCTACCCAACACGGCATTGCAGCCCCATTTTCCCTGTATCGACTTGGAAACTCATTTGCTTACGTTTCACGCAATAACCGTGGACAATCCCAAATAATGCAAATGCAGGGTTACATCCCACAAAGGATTTCTACCCATGCGGTTGAGAACACATTAGCCAATCAATACGTTGAAGATGCTATTGCGTGGACTTATCAGCTTGAAGGCCATGAAGTTTATGTGGTGACATTTCCCACATTGAATTTGACATGGGCTTATGACGCAACCACTCAGCTGTGGCACAAATGGCTTTACACGACTAATGACAACGAATATCAACGTCACCGTGGTAACTGCTGCGCTACTTTTCAAGGTTTGGTTTTAATTGGTGACTATGAAAACGGCAAACTTTACCAATTAGACAAAACCAATTACACAGACGATGGTCAGAACGTCCGCAGATTACGCAGAGCGCCTCACTTGGTGACTGAGTTTCAAAGGCAATATTTTGATGAATTGCAGATTCAGTTTCAGCCAGGCGTGGGGACAACGGGTTTATCAGCGCCTTTTGGTCGCTACATTCAGAATCCTTACTACATCCCGCCTGATGGCACGTTAACCATTGGGCCATTGGATACTGTTTTCTTAAGTGATTTAGCTACAATCAACCAAAACACACCGACAACTTTTCCACAGGCAATGCTACGGTGGTCAAGTGACGGTGGGTCTACTTGGTCAAACGAGCATTGGACGGGCGTTGGTCAGTTGGGTAAGTATAAAAATCGTGCTATTTGGCGCAGATTGGGAACGGCCCGAGACAGAATTTTTGAAGTTGTGGTGACTGATCCTGTGAACTTTGTCATCATTTCAGCAAACCTTAAAGTGCAAGGGGCAGATAACTAATGGCTACTTCAGGACTATCTAGTACACAACAAGTTAACCCTTATCCACAAGCGCAATTTTTGGATGGGCAGACTAACCGTCCATCACGGGCGTGGCAGCAGTTTTTTATTAACTTGTTGAATTTCAGTTCTGCATCAACTGCGACTGCGGGTTCTGCAACGCTTCCCGCTAACCCTGTGGGTTTTATGAATGTCACAGTAAATGGGCAGACCTACAAAGTGCCTTACTACAATGTTTGAGAAAGTTTAAGTCATGGACAACACAATAAATTCATTAGTTTCTCAAACTGTTGGCGTTACTGATCAACAGATCAGGGATTATTTGACAAATAACCCAGGCATGAGCGATGCTCAAATTGTTGATGCAATGAGGGCTTACGGGGTTTCCCCCAATCAAATGGCAAGTGCTGTTGGTTTGCCTGTTGGAGAGGTGGTTTCAAGAATTGCCGCTACTGTCCCCCCAGGTCAAACAGTTATTGTTGGTGATACCCGTGTTGCCCCTCAATATCAAACTACTGGTTCTGGAATGGATCAGCAGATTGGCGGTCTTGAGAATGTTTATGTTGAAAAAGTCCCAACTAGCGATGTTAATTACAAATCCCCTGTTGGGACACCAATTCAGGTTTACAGTCCTAATGGCGAGTTAGTCAATACGATCAACACTCAAAAAGAACAATCATTCTTTGGTGGTTTGTTAGATGCCTTTAAAGACCCCGTAGTTTTAGCCGCTTTAGGCGGTGCTGCTGCGGGTGGATTATTAGGTGGTGCAGGGGCTGCCACAGGCGCTGGCTCTGCCTTTGAATTAGCTAACGCTGGTGCGGGTGCTTTTGGAGGCGGCTCTACATTAGGTTCACTTGGCGCATTAGGCACAACAGGCGCTATTGGCGCAGACCTAGCGGGATTAAGTGGCATCCCCGCAGGGGCGGGCGCTTTAACTGCCGCAGAAACCGCAGCTTTGTATGGAACTGGTGGCGCAGCTGGTCTAGGTGGCGCAGGGGTCATTGGTTCAGATTTAGCGGGTCTAAGCGGTATTCCCGCAGGGACGGGTGCGCTGACAGCAGCTGAAGCAGCGGCTTTAGCGGGAACTGGTGGTGCAGCAGCGGGCGCTTTAGGTAGCACGGTAGCTGGCATGGGAACAGGCACAGGCATCACAACTGCGGGCGCTGGTGGTCTTGGCGGTGCAGCGGGCGCAAGTGGTCTAGGTGGTTCTCTTGGTTCTGGATTAGGCGCTTTAACCCCTGGTGGTTTGGCTGCGGGAAATACTTTATTAGGCGGTGCAGCCCTTGGCACTACATTAGCTAGCCTTGGAACTGGCGCTGGTGGCTCTTTATTAGGTTCAGCTTTAGGCTCAACCCTTGGTTCTACATTAGGCGGCACAGCGGGTTCAGCTTTAGGCTCAACATTAGGAACTGGTGCGGGTTCTGCTTTGGGAACTAGCCTAGCCACAGGATTGGGTTTGTCTGCCCTTGGAACAGGATTAGGCGGTTTGGCTAATCAACAAGGCATTTCTGAAGCTAGAAACTTGATTAACCAATATGGCACACAAGCGGGAACTAATCTTGCAACTGCTTATCAAAATGCACAAGGCTTGAATGCTGCTAACCGCACAGATTTGGGCAATATTTACGCCAATACAACTGGCAATATGCAGAACTTGTATAACCAACAAGTTGGCTATCAAAACCCGTATCAAGATATTGGACGGGCGGGTTCACAGGGATTACTTGCAAATCAAGACTATTTAACCCGTCAATTTACAAATGCTGACCTTAACGCTAACTTAGCCCCTAATTACGCATTCCAATTGCAACAAGGTCAAATGGCTAACCAACGTGCAGCCAACATGGGCGGTGGTAGCTTGGGCGGTAATGCCCTGCAAGGTCTGCAACGCTACACCCAAGACTATGCGGGCGGTGCTTACCAAAATGCGTTTAATAACTTTAATACGCAGCGCCAAAACATTTATGGCAATTTGTCAAACATGGCTCAACTTGGCACAACGTCAGCGGGTCAGTTGGCTAACCTTGGTAACCAATACGGTTCTAACATGGGTTCTTTGGCATCCAACTATGGCGGCAACCTGACAACGGGTTACGGTCAGGGTATTGGTGCGGCAAATGCTTATGGCTTAAATACCGCCAACCTTGCAACGGGCATCGGTGGTGCATTGGCAAGCAATGCAGCGCAGACGGGCGCAAACAATGCAACCATGTTAAGCAACCTTGGCAATACTGCATTACTTGGCTCTATGCTTAAAGCGACATAAGGACAAATCATGGCTGACTTTTCAATGAACGTAAATTACGCCAAACCCCAGACTACAAGTCTTGGGGAAATGGTCAACATGGCTGGTGGAATTCAAAACTTCCAACAAGCCCAGCAAATGAATCCTTTGGCTTTGGAAAAAGCTCAGATTGAAAATCAAGTTTTGCGTCAAAAAAACGATGAGCGTTTAAAACTTCAAGAGTTTACAAGCAACCCTGACAATTGGCAGACCAACGGTCGCATTGACATGGACAAACTAAATTCTGTTATTCCAAGAATTGCCCCTTTAACGGGTTCTGATGTGATCAGTTCATTTAGCGGATTGCACAAAAGCCAAACTGATGCAACAAAAGCCAAAAATGCAATGACGCAAGATATGCGTCAAATTGTTGGTGGACGTTTAGGCATCTTAGGACGTATGGGCATTGACGATCCAAAAACCATTATTGGTGAATTAGACCGTTTGAAATCAGAAAACCCTGATAGCCGTGAAGTGCATGATTTAATTGAGGCTTACAAATTCCCACTAAGCAGGGCAAGCCGTGGCCCTAATGTTGTTAAAGACTTGATTGCACAAGAGCAATCTTTGTTGTCACCAGCGCAAAAAGAGTCTGCATTGACACCAAGCATTAGCACAACAGCGCAAGGTCAGACAATACTTACGCAGCCTAGCGTGGCTGGCGCTGCGCCTACGGCTACTATTGGCGTGGCAGGTGGCTTACAGAACACTCCAATGCAGCCTGGTGCTGTTGGTGGGCCAAGACCTACTGTTGGCAATATGCCATTGCCTTACCCTGTCAGAAGCGCCTCACAACCTTATGCACCAGAGCCGACAGAGGTAGCAGACCAAACAGCGGGTCAAGCCTATCGCACACGTTTGGTTGAGGCACAAGGTACTTTGCCACAAAGCCGAAGGAATGTTGAGGAAGTTATCAAACAAGCCACAGGAATTGGTGAAAATCTAATGTTCCCAGGTGGCGGTGTTTTTGGTCGATTAGAGCAAAAAGTGCTTTCCGCTATGAAAAGCGATGAATACGATATGCTTGCCAAAGACCTGGCTAACATGGCTTTATCCAATACAAAGGCTATGGGTGGCGTTGGTAACACCGTGGCGGGCTTGGATATGCAAGCCGTGGCTAATGGTACGGTTAAAGTGCCAACAAGTGTATTAGTTAACATTGCCCGTAGGGTTCAAGCCGATCAAACCAACATTGATATGCAAGCCCAAGGCGCACAGAAATTTGCACAGTTATATGGCGACAACAATTTGAAGGCTTATCAGCAATTGTGGAATTCCAATGCTGATACCAAAGTTTTTGAAGCCATGAACATTTATAAAGACATAACTGATCCAACACAACGCAAATTCCAGATTGAAAAATTGCTTGGGAATGACCCCGCAAAGCGTCAAGAGTTTTACAATAAGTATCAGAACATTAAGAAATTGTCTGAAACTGGAGGCTTGTGATGGATGAATTAGGCGCACTCATTTTAGGCAAAGCGCCTGAATCTACT